GAACTCCGGCATCTGCTGCGTCAACTGCCAGTTCATGTACTGGCTCTTGCGCGATGCCTTTGCAACCTTGTCCGCAGTCGGCTCGCCAACAATGTAGTCCTTTACAGGACCCGCTGATGGGAAAAGCTCCTTAATAGCTCGGGCAGAGAAGTCCACGCAAACCTCAGTAAGCATGGGGTGCACAACCCGACTTGCGCCCTGAAATTGAGCGCCGCCTGGTGCATCATCTCCAAGTCCCGTACGCCGGATTCCCTCTTCATACTGCTCATCGCGCTTCTTGCGCGCTTCCTTGTCCTTCGACACCAAACCCAAAAGGTCCTGCGCCAAAGAGTCCATCTCGCCCTCAGGCAGCGTCTCCGCTAAGTTAGAGTAAAACTCCAACTCAACAGACTCCTCGGACTCCTCTTCAAAACGAACAATCGCCCCGCCGTCCTCAGTGTCCTCAATCTCAGACACCTCATCAGGGAGTTCAAACATCTCACCAAGGTCTTCCTTCGCTTCATCCAAATCATTCGGCTCAGATGCCATATGGATTTCCCCTCGGACGCTCGTTCACAATTAGTCGCGGCTGTACCGGTTTAGGTTTACTCACGCTTATCATATCCCTGTCCGCTAGGAAACGTAATCCCTGCGTGCAAGCATCCATCAAATCATCGTGTTTGATCGTCCCCTCCCCCGAAAACGAACACAATTGGTATAAAAGCGGCTCCGCCCATGATCTAACATGCCCGGAACGCTTCTCACTCTCCACAAACCACACCATCCCACTGGCAAATAAGTGACTCACCATGTGCAATCGGGTCAGCTTCGATGCCTTCCCAGGGTTATACGCATGCGCCAGAATCCCCTCCCTAGAGAGCATCTGACGGAGCGAAATCCCGCTGCCCTTGTCCTCAATCACTATCGTATCGGGCTTCCGACCCGTGTTAATCATCCGAGAAGGACCGTACATCGGCTTGATAATCGGCTTCTGATCGTCCTCCCCGTAGTAAACCTCCATCTCCCGCTTCACCTTCTTAATCAACTCCGGCATCCCTAACCGATCTTCCCAACAATCCAACAAGATAATGTTCGGCTTCTCGTTCTCGTAGAACAAACCCAACACCACGCACGCACTCGGGTCCGAATCCGATGTCTTCTTGTCCCGAGTCTGCTCCGTAAATGCCGTGTCCAAGCTCATCACAATGTGCTCAAGCGCCGGTAACGGCTTCTTCGCCGGCCAGAGTTTCACCCAATTGCGCTTGATAATCCCCTGCTCTTCAGGGTTTAAAACCTCTGCGTAAATTTCCTGGCGCCCCAGTGTCGTGCCCTCAAACTTCAGCAATTGCTGCTGGAAAGTCGGAGCCAAATTCGCAATGTTCTCGTACGTGCTCGCCCGCGTTACGTGTACATCCGCACCATCACGCGAAATCAAATCCCGAATCAACGCCTTCGGCTTCGGTGTCGTCGTCGCTACAATCCTCGGGTGTTTCCCCAATCGAAGCGCAAACATAATCATGTCCCACGCCTCTTGATCGTACTGCCACGCAGCCAGCTCGTCAGTCCAACAACCGTGCCATTGCCCACCACGCAGCCGATCAGGCGTCTCCGCTGAAATGCCTTTGATTAGCGAACCATTCTTCAGAATAATTTCCGATAGCGACCTGTTGTACTCTTGAACAACACGCTCAGGCATCACCTGCATCAAGCCCGAATCACCCTCAAAACACGTATCGCGAATGTCCGCTGAGGTCGGTGCACACACCAACCAGCGCGTATCCGGCGCCTTGTAAGCCTGCCACCACACCCATTCGGCTGCGGCTCGAGTCTTACCCGCTCCGCGTCCCGCCAGCAAGAGCCAGACTGTCCAATCCCCCTTCGGGGGCTTTTGGTGCTTATGCCTCTGATTCACCCACTTCAGCCGGTTCTCGTACGCAATCAAATCATCCGTCGGGAGCTTGTTCAGCTCCTTGATCAGAGGATCGTTCATGTCTAACGGCGGAGGTGCAGGAACCCCCTGGGCAGACTGAATCATCGATATCGCGCAGTCTTCTTCGCTATTGACTTCGGCTGCGCTACAAATTGCTTGCCCTTCGCCTTGCCCTCGCGCTTCGCTGCCGTTGTACGTGCGTATTCCTGCGGCGTTAACGATTCAATCGCAGCCTTCGGTAAGTAACGCTCGCCCGTCTTCGATGAGGGCTTTCCAGACTTCGTGGTCCACTCTTGAGCAGTCCAGTTCTTCAGTGACTTTTGTGAGGGTTTCATGGTTAATCCCTGTACCCGCCGCCCTTTTCCTTGTACCGCTTAGCCAGTAACTGAGCTTTGCGAGCTGACCATTGGCCCGCTGCGGTACCTTGAGTGGCAGATGCCTTGATCTCGTTAAACAACTTCTTGCGCATCTCAGGCTTCGTGTAATTGCCCGCTGCGTTTACCTTAGACTTCGTTGCCATTGTCAACACTCCATACATCAGTTTGACGCTTCAACTTAGGCCAGTTGGATTCAGTAATAAACGATTTATCCAACACCAAAACGTGGTTCGTAGGTTGCGCTGTATAACGCCCGTTGTCCAGTTTAATGAAGTAAAACTCCTTCGATTGTTCCGGCTCCAGACTGAATCCATCCAGCATCGGAATCGCAGTAAATAAGTAATTCCCCGTGTGCTCCTGCTTAGACCGTAGCCGGGTGCGCATCCGCGTACCCTCAAGAAACGGATACTCCAACATGCTGAAGTGGTGCCCGTAGCAATCCCAAGTCTGTGCGTCGGCGGGGTCCCAAGGGGACCCTGTGATTTTGTGCGCGAGCTTGTGTAGCGGTACGTTCCGGTACACCGCCCCGCACTCCAACATCACATGACACCCCCAAGTGCGACCGGGGTGACTCACCAACCCAAACCAAGCTACCCGCAGCCAGTCGTGGGTCCCTATCGCATTCGGCTCCACATACGCATACGTGTGGCGGGGTAATGGGGCGGCTCCGGTATACAGCATGGGACCCTAGAGTAATTGTGCGCAAGGGGGTAGTGCAAGTAAAAGTGGTGGTGGGTGGGAATTGTGAATTGGCGTATGGGACCCGTCACCCCGCCCCCACGAAACGTGGGCTCCCCGTGCGCGTTTTTCGTGCGTGCGCGTGCGCGATTTATAGGGGTCCCTAGGGTATTTGCGCGATTAAACCGCGTGCGCGTGCGTGCGTGCACGCCAGGCGCGCGCGTGTACGTGCGCGTATGCGTGCGTATGCGCGGTTATACCCGGCGCGTGTGCGCGGTTATTACTTGCGCTTGCGTTGTCAATACTGGCGTGCATTCTGTCCGCGTGGTGGTCGTCACATTGCGGGGTGTTGACGGACGGCGCGGGGTTGTGCATTCTGTCCCACGTCGAAACAAAACAACCGGAGATTGCACACATGTTTTTCCCTAGACTTACAAAATCGCTCCACACTGTTACCGCTGTCGCGAATGTCGCGCGGTACATCGCCCCATCGCACCGCGACCATGTTTCGCTGGCTCGCGAGTCGCTGGCCATCCTAGGCTATTCGATGGCGGACTATCCGCCGGCAGATCCGACCATTCAGAAAATCCTGCGCGAATGCTCGCGCATCGTTGGCGCTCGCGCGAGGGTTGCAGCATGATTCGCATATCTGTCACATCGAAACTTGACGGCGTGCGCTCATGGTCGCTAGTCGCACGCGACACTTGTCCCGGCTCAATTGGTGCCGATGGTAAATTGGTGCCGGCATGCGTGGGTTGCTACGCTGTCGGCGGCAACTACCGATACCCCAACGTCAAAAACCCGCGCATCGAAAACCGCGAGGATTGGAAGCGCCCGAAGTGGGTTGCGGAAATGGTGGCGGAATTGCGCAATGACCGATTTTTCCGTTGGTTCGACTCCGGCGATATGTACGCGCTCGCGCTCGCCGAAAAAATCTACGCTGTGATGGTCTCAACCCCGCATGTGCAGCACTGGCTACCAACACGCATGCATAAATTCCAAAAATTCGCGGATGTACTCGCGCGCATGCAATCGCTTCCGAACGTGATGGTACGTCCGTCGTCCGATAGCGTGATCGGCGAATACACTCCCGGCGTGCACGGCTCTACCATCGTGCCGTCAATCGATGCCGTACCGGCCGGCGCTACGTTGTGCCATGCCGCAAACAATGCCGGCCAGTGCGGCGCGTGTCGTGCGTGCTATAGCAAGGACGTCGCCGTGGTCGCCTACGTGGCACACGGCCGCAGCATGGCGAAGGTAGTGCGCGAACAGTTGGCCGCATAACAGTTTCAGTGTGCAACCTTTGGGGCGGGACTTCCCACCGCCCTTTTTTTTAGTCTAGCGGCTCCGCTTCGCCGTCTATCGTGATGCCTTTCGATAGCAGCCCATTCACGGCCTGCAATATTTCCGTGCGCTGCGCGATTTCAATCGGCCCGCCGTCTTTTCCGGTCAGTTCTACCGATTGACGGTCAGACCATCCTAGCCTGGCTTTTGCCAGGAAAATCGCGGCCGTATCGCTGCCGGCGATGGCACGTTGCGCGAGGGAGCCGACCACCTGTGCCATCGTATTGACGCGGCCATTCTCAAGCTCATATTTGTAGTGCTCGTGCAGAGTTTCGGCGCTGATTCGCAGCGCATCGGTGATCTGTTTTTGGGTAAACCCTGCGAGCGCCATAGTGGCGACCGATGCGGCGAGGTTGGTATCGGGGTGCCGCTTCTTATCGTTTATAGGTTGCAGTCTGTTAGTGTTCGAGTCCACTACAACAGTCATACCCCCTGCGAGATCGGCGAGCGTTAAGCCCTTA